AGTCAATTAAAGTTTTAAGATATGTTTCTTCTCCATTACTTAAAGTAGATTTAAGAGTTTTATTTTGTTCGTTAACTTTTTGAGCATAAGAAACAGCTTCTTCTCTTTCTCTAGTAGCTTGTTCTTTAGCACGCCTTTCGTCATGCCATACTTTTTTAAGTTGTGCCATGCGTTGCTTAACACGTTCAGAATAATCTTCTAATGTATCATTTTCAAGTTGCTCAACCATGTCCTCTGGTAAAGGGTCTTTGCCTCTATCTTCAGGAGGAGTATCATCTACTTCTTCTATTTCTAGTTCGTCTTCTACTTTCTTAGGTTGAACTACTCTTTCTACATCTGCTGTAGATTTTCCTGGTGCTTCTTTTTCTTCTAAATCTACCTCTACTTCACCACCGGTCATTTCTTCTTGGTCGGGCACTTCATTTATAATTTCAGCCATGCTTTTCTCCTATGCGCGTTCGTAGCCACGAGGGTCATCGACCACTGCTTCTACGGTATCGTCGTTTATTATGCGGAATTCTTTTCCGTGAATTTTAATTCTAGTACCAGCGTAAGCACGGGTAATAACGAAGTCTCCTTCTTTACACCACGGACCTTCTGGAAATCTAGCTTTATCTTTATAAGCCAAGTCGCCTAACTGCATTACAAATAAACACACAGTAGCGCCTTCTTCAATCTTCTTGACATCAGCAGATTTTACAATACCACCTTCATATGTTTCTTCTGCTTCAGGAACAATACACAACAGCCGATAGCCTTTAACATCAGGTAGTTGTGTAGCTAATTTTGCAATAGCTTCATCTCCTGATACTTTCTTACCATCTTTAGTTGTAGTGATTTGTGATTTAATAGGTTTTCCAGATATGGAAACTATTTTTTTTTCTGGGGTAGCAATAGAGGTATTCATTTCTGTACCACGCTATCCGTTGGAGTAGATTCAAAATCTGCTTCGCCTTTTTCATGAGCTTGAAGAGCTTCAGAAATCATATTTTGAACCACCATATACCCGCGAACTTCTCCGCATGCATGTTGATAAGCTTCAAACTTATCAGTTCCCCTACCCATACTTTCTAACATTTCTTTGCGTCTTTCTTCTATCTGGGTTGATAGAAGCATTAACGTTTCTTTTACCATTTTTTATTCCTTATCGTTAAGTTTAGTTTCATCCTTGAGTTTTGTTACATCTACCTGAGCCGCATTACGCGCCTGAGATTCTTTTTCGCGAAAGGCAATATCTCTTTGTTTATTTATTGCCGCCGCACCTAGTTTTGCACCTTCTAAAACTTCTTTGGTGTTTATTTGTTTTTGCTCCATCTCAGCTTTAGCTCCTATGTTAGCTCCAACAATAGTTTCTTGAGAAGTAATTTTAGCCTGTGCTAATGCCATATCTCGTTCTACATTAACAGTAGCTTTATCTTTTTCTAACTGTAGTTTTGCTATATCAAGTTGAATATCAGCCTTAGTCTTCTCTGCTTTAACTTGAGCTTCTTGTTGTTTAATTTGAAGCTCCGCTTTTTGCATTTGAATGATTGGGTCTTCTTCTTGTTGTTTAGCTTTTTGTTGTTGAGCTTCAGCTTTATTAGCTTGTAATAATTTATCTGCTCCTGCTGCTGAAAGTCTAGCTATATCATTTTCAATATCTGTAGGTAATGCCTCATCAACTGGAGGTAACGGAACACCTAATTGTTTTTCAATTTCAATCCTATATTGGAAGGCTACATGTTCTGCAATGTGAGCTTCCATCGCTGCTTCAATCATTCCCGCTTTTTTACTTTGTCCTACCATTTGTCTTATCTTAGGGTCTTGTGCAAACGCCATATGTACAGCTATATGTGCTTCATGGTCCTGGTCAAGAAATGCCTTAACAGGTTTACCATTAATAATATTCATATTTTCTGACACAGGGTCTATTTGTTTAACGTTATCATCGTCAGGAATAAGTTTGTTTACATTTTTAACACCCAATACTTCTAACATCTGCTTGTTTAATTCAGGTAAGTCATAAATGTCGGGGTTTTGTTGAGCCATTTGCATAACTGCTTGATATTGTACAACCTTCTGTGCCATTGTTGCAGCATTAGGGTCAGCTACGGGAATAAGTTGGACCTTATTATAATCAGACTGTTTAGCACCTGGTGTTCCTGTTGAAGGGTCATACTGATAGTTAGGGTCTGAGTAGTCTCTAATAATATTTTTTAATAGTAAGAACTCTTTCTTCATAGAGTAATAGATACGAGCATTAACTGCTGACATTACTTTCAATGTTCTTTCTAAAATAGCAAGTGTAGAACCTACAGGAGAGTTAGCTGACATATCAGATACTTTCATATCTGAAGCAGAAGCAAAGCGTCTACCTTCTTCAACAATCTTATCCATCAAACCCGCAAGCACTTGACTTGGTTCTTTATAAGGCAACATCATTATGTTATCTCTAATTGAACCTGCGGGAGCATCTACATCACGGAACTCTCCTGGACCAATTGGAGTATCATCACCTTTGATTCGTAAACCTCTAGCTTTAAATCCACCTGGTAAGTTTGATAGTGTACCTGCATCAACTAACTGACGAAGTAACATAGTTCCTGATTTAGAGAACCCACCTATAAGGTGAATTAGTCCAAAGCAATAGAAACCAAATCCTGGGATATAACCATAGTGAACAAAATGCTCACGACGTTTTTGTTGACTGTCTTCTTGTTTCCAATTACGGCGAACTGATAATATTTCTTGTGTACCTTTATCAATAGTAACTATATAAGGTAAAGCTATTCCTGTTTCACCATCATCATCTTCATCTTCATAACCTTCTAGGTCAAGGTTAACATTCATTTCTAATATTTTATATCGGTCATCATTAGTGGCATCGAAGCCCATTTGTTCTGCTATTTTTTTCTCTACTTCGTCTAAGTCATAAGCTGGTTCACCAAGTTCTACGTCTCGGTAAAAACCCATATGTTGTAGAGTATGAATTTCTTGTTCTGTCTTACGCATAACATGAGTAATACGCTCGGCTGTTTCTAGATTAGATGCACCATAAGGTACAACCATATCTTCAGCTGGTACAAAGATAGATACTTGTCTTTCTAGTGCTGGGTCATAATAAACTTTTTTAAATGCATTACCCGCTAGTCCTAAACCCCATAACATTCTTTCATGCTCAGGTCTATACTCAGGCATTTTATCCATAAGCTGGTAGTTCATATTTTCTTGAACTCGTTGAGCAGCTTCGATACACTCATCAGTTTCTTTACCTACAATAGAAGTTTTAACTGGACCCGCAGCAGGGAAAGTCTCCATCATTGTTTCTGCTTGGAATTTAACTAGAGCTTCTGAGAGTAATGGGTGATAAACAGCACATGCACCTTCCCACGGTTCGGTTCTTTGTTCCATTTTAAGCCCTAAAAGTTCTAAGCCATCAACATAAGTTTCTAGCCAGTCTTTTCTAGAGTTAACATCATTACTAAAGTCTTCTAGCAAGTCAGACGATAAAGTAGCCATATACTTTTCATCAAGGTCTTCGGCTAAATTTTTATTAAACTCATCATCTTCCATTGCATCAGGGTCAATAACTATTTCTTCATCCCCAATATTAATAGTAACTTTTTCAGGGTCTTCTATTTCAATTTCAATAGCCTGTTCTTCAATTGCGGCTTCGTCTATTCCGACTGGAGCTGCATATAATCCTTTATCTATATCCGCCATAATTTTATCCCTTAGCTCTTTTTTTTGCTGCTTGTGATAAGTCTTTAAAATGTACTAATTTCTTTGATGTCTTAGTGTGAGCTTTATTTGTGTGTAGTGTACCATCGCTCATCTTATGAGATGAGCCCATATGTTCTTTTCCATCTTTGGTGTAGTGTTTAACGCCCTTCATAAAATTTTCCTTATATTATATTGCATATAGCCTCTTATGTTTACGTCCTTTAAACATCTGTATATCTTCTTCTTCATCATTAGGCAAGCGAATAAATCCACCCTGCCTAAAACGTGCTAAAGCCAACGTTGTAGCATCCACCAAGTCATCATTTGCCCCTGCTGGAAAATCATTACACTCTTCTATTACTTCATGTGCCCATCGTCTATCGGGAGCCCATACTACACCCCCACTAAACAAATCAGATACAGCATTTACTCTACTTATCTTATCTTGTCCTTTACCTGGAGTAAACTCACCTACTGGAATACCCATTCTTCTAAATTCTTGATAAATAGCTGCGCCATTTGATTTTTTTTCTACAATAAATGCATCAGGTTCCCAATCCTGGTACTCCTCAATACATAATTGCTTTAATTCTGGAAATTCTAGTCGTTTTTTTATTGCATTTAATAGTATTATAGCGTAGTTATTTGTTTCTTCGTTAAAAAATACGCCCCATGTAGTTAATGCGTTGTAATCAGCTCTATTATTAGCTTCTTGTGCAGCATCTAGAGTCATAATAGTAAATTCACAAGTTGGTGGGTCCTCTTCTTCCCATATATTCCACCATTCTCGCTTAATAAGTGCTCCTTCTTCCGATGTTGGGTTCTGCATGTACTGAGCATTCCAATATCGTGTATCAATAGCAGCTCTTCTAGCCTGTAACTCCTCAATACTCCAAAACTCTGCCCATAATGGTACTTCATTACCATGTTTATCTTCCAATATAGCTGGAAACTCTACTACTTCCCATTGGTCTACTTCATCATTCTTAATCATCTGGTTAACTATCTGTCCTGTTAGGTCTAATTTAGACCATCTTGTCATTACAACAACAATAGCACCACCAGGCATAAGACGCTGAAGCGGACCGGACTGAAACCATTCCCAAGCTGGTAAGAAGACATCCGATTTACCCAGTTTTGCATCTTGTTCTGAGTGTGGGTCATCAATAATGAATAGGTCGGCACCCCTACCAGCCAAAGCACCACCAACCCCAATTGCAAAATACTCGCCATTAAAGTTCGTGCCCCAACGCGAAGCCGATTTACTATCCGCTTGCAAGCTGATATCGGGGAATACATCTTTATAAGGGTCTGAGCCCACGAGATTCCGGACCCTACGCCCGAAGTTAACTGCAAGGTCAGCTGTATGAGATGCCATAATAACTTTTTTTGTTGGATGCTT